AAAGTCAGCAGACTCTTTTTCACTAGTAGCAAAGTCAGTCGTAATATAGAAGTTAAACGCCCCCATATTATTCTTAACATTAGCGTGCTTATACCAAGTTAGGTCACCATCCTTGATCAGACGCTCTTCCTCAGACATAATCCTGAGCATTAACTCCTGATTAAAACTGTCTAGCTTACCGGCACCTTTAGACTTATCATATTGATTCTTAACATATTCATAATTAAATCTATCCTCCCAAGCACCCTTAAACTCACTTTCAGGTACAGGGAATTCTTCACATACAGGGTAAACATTTACATACCATACCCCAGATTCTACAGCTTTGTACAATGGGTCCTTAGCATTGAACGGAGTCCCAGACCAGATTACTTTACGTCTATTAGGGTGTAGAGCATAGTCAATAGCTGAATATATCGTGTTTTCTACACTTTCAATGATAGTTGGTGACCTAGCATCGTCATCAGACAGTAGATCATCCAGTATAGCTAGTTGAGGACGTGTGTTAAGTTCCACTGTACCACGAACACCAGTTTTAGCACCATGTCCAGTTATAACAAGCTCTTTACCTTGCTTATTCCTGAAGTACCATCTTATATCAGTAAACTTAGCAAGGTCTAGATAGGCCTTTAAAAATGGGCTATTCTGACATCTGCGCTCTAAACGCAGTCTCATTTTCTTTACACCGTTTTCAATTGAGTCAGAAACGTATAAACCGTAGTCTACGTCTCCAAACCCTGGAATAGAGCCATATACAGATAAATATAGTATTAAGTACTCCGCCAAGATGGTGGTCTTAGCTAAACCTCGTGAGCACATATTAACAGTATTCTGTCTCTTCCCAGTGATGTTATCTAACATCTTGTAGTGAATTACCGGTGTTTTGTTTTCCTCACCTTTCTCACCATTAACTAACTTAATAAAGCTGACAAACTCCAACGCAAATTCACTAGGCACATAGCTAGGATCTGTAGTGTAATCTATATCGTTTAACCATTCCTCTACGGTTTTCTTAATTAATTCAGGCATTATGTCCCATCATTACTAGAATCATAATCAGCTTCAACTAACAAATAACTGACCTCCATAGATATCTGTTCAAACTTATTTCTTTGCACAACATCAGTGGAATCATTCATACCATCTTGAGCCATCTTTTTAATAGCTTTCAGTTTTCCTAGACAATCGTTCATACAATGGATCATTTAACCTCCTCAAAATCAGTGTCAGTAGATTCTTTCTTTCTAGCAATAATATCAGAGTGTGCAATATACTCAGCTGTAACAGCTCCACTTTGAATCATCTTAAGTTGTTGTTGTGCCAGGGCCCGGGTAGTTTCCCTAAGTTCATCAATACTGTCATTAGAGTAATTAACGTCAATCTCAATCTTAGCCGTTTCTGGAGCTTTTAACTGTGTAATCAAACACTCAGCTGCCTTCTGCCTAACTGTCTCTGATTTCGCATTCCTCATAAGCTCAGCCTGTACATTGATAGCTTCTTGATGTACATCCATGTTTAGAATGTGCACAGGTACCAACGTACGCTCCAGTATCTTGTGCACCAACGTACCTTTGTTGTACGTAGTTGCAAAGCTGGATATCGTCTTCATCGGTGTGTTTTTATCTACCAATCTCTGATATCTCTCAGGGAATGTCTTAGCATAAGCAATCGTATTAGAATCTCCGATTAGTTTGTAGCTAACAAACTTCACAGCATTGAGATATTCTTGCATCCCATACCTACCCATCTGCAACACATCAGAGAAACCTAATAGGTTTTCTTTGTACACATCTCTAAACTCATCACCCTCAGTAGCGTTAACAAACTTCACCATGTCTTCAGTAACGTTGTGTCTAAATTTCTTGGGCATACTGCCTTGCAGTTGCACCAGTGTTAAGTTGTTGCTTGTTTCTTTATTGACTAATTGCACGTTTATCCCATTCCTCTCTAGCTATTAATTTACGATGTTCTTCACCAAACCACCAGTGATGGGGGTTAATGTAGAAGTGAATTCCATTACGTTGAATCATATCTGCCCCAATCAAACCTTTCATAGCAGCACTGACATTTGAACTACTGATGCTTAAAGCATCACCCACCTCTTTTTGTGTAGTGCTGGTGTGATTATCTAAATCACGAGCATTCCATAAATGTTTCCATATACGTTGTTGAGTCTTAGGGCAAAACAGCAATAGGTCTAACGCATCACAAGGTTCTTTCTCTACTTCAATATAGCTATCCATACATACCTGATAAAATTTATTCCGCATGCACTGGATTATACATAGGTTATCTAAATAGATAATAATTATAAGTAATATAAATACATAGTTATCTGCGCAGATAGGTAGAGTTATGTCGCTGTATAACTTTTCCCTTGGAGGAATGCGGGTTGTAGCGTATCCCTTTAATATATATTAGGGCTACGCCCCCAACTACCCACAAAGTGAGTAGAAAGGTTTGTTTGTAGTACTCACTCCATTACCCCCATCCCGGCAGTCGCAAGCTCCCTTGGGCGCGGGACTGTCGTTCGTACAAGATATAGTAAGGCTGTTCGGATCCCCAGTAGAGTCTATTCTATTATATTATGAAACCCTAATATACGATATATTATTTTTAATTTTAGGTATGGATTCAGTAAACTTACAGCACGAATGGTACAAAAGGAAAGGTCCCCCCCTATGCCAAAACATTAACTATCTTTTTTATTTCTATTACGCTGACGCGTTAAGGGATTCAATTGTGAGTCCAACAACGTCATAACATAGGAGAACTAACATGGCAAGAACTAAATCATGGGACTACGACCAAACCGTAGTATTTAACTTAGGTAATACAAACAAGCCTAAGATGTATAGAATCAATATCAATACTCTTGGTAATGAATTAGAGCAAGAAGATTTCGCTAAGTATGAAAAACGACTTAAAGAGAAACTTTCTGCTTCTGAAGCATTCCAAGCAGGCTTAGCAGATGTTGGTTTGAGTTTGACAATGGAAGCGCCTTATAATCCAGATGCAGAGGCCTTCGAAGAGTGGTAGATTAACGCTATCTTGAAATAGCATAACCCAGAATATAGGTATCTCATTGAGAATTTTCAGCAATTTATGTTGATATCTATATTCTAACAACAACATTCACTTATGTGTTTGTTGTTACTTTTTTATTCTACACCCAAGAGCCTACACCTACACCATAGACATAAGATAGTAATTGTCAAGAGAAAGATATGCTTTGCGCTGACGCGCTGGGGGCTGGTTGTGTAGTTTCATAATCAGTAATATTTATCTTAATACTAACAAAACAGGAGAACAGTATGAAACTATGGAAGAACATCAGTAACACTCTAGCATCAATGGGAAAAACTATCGAAAACTCAGCAGAACTTATTAACGTGCTAGTAGGCGATGAAGGACTTAAACACTCAACAAGACAATCATTTAAGATTATTAACACAGCCTTAGATGAATCAGTAGAAATGGCATTACTTGAATCGCAAGAAAACATTAAGCAATTCAGAAAGGAACATGGAATTGGACAACCAGGACGACCTAAGAAATCATGAAACAGATAATCATACCTGCATGGTTAACTGCTATATTTGAAGGTCTAATCTTCTTACTATTTATCGGTTCAATACTATTATTCCTGTTAGTGATATGATGAGTGCATCCTGAATATGATGGAAAACTATTCACCTAATTAACTTATCAAACAATTATAAAAAAGGAGAAACAAATATGAATACTATATTCAATGGTGTAGATTGGTCTGCACGAATTAATGCTTTCAACTTGTATATTACATTTTCGGATGGAATTGAACATTTTGAAACATTAGATACATTTGGTTTAACTATAAATGACATGCGGATATTACTATCTAAAAGTCTAAATCTTGACTCATCCATGATGATAGAGAAATTAAATCATATAAGTTCTAATTAATAAATATCCTGAACATGATATCAAACTGTTTATCCTACCACCTGAGCAACTGTGAATATAAAAGGCTCACCTACTTAAACTATGAGGAAATACTATGTCTATGAACAAACAAGATGAACCGTTGTATAAAGAACTAGGTGAACTAGATTTACTGTTACAAGATGACGGTATATCTGACAGCCTATTTGCATCTATATTAACTCGAATTGACGAGATAAATAAAATGCTAGCATATCCTGGATAAGATACAAAACTA